GAGGAGTATCGTCAACGACATCCACCTTTAAATCTACGTCGTCTCCTTCGATTGAAATTTCTAGCTCGTCGGATTTATCCTCTTTGCTATCAACCTCATCGGGAAACTTAAAGTCATTACCAAATCTAGACATGTACGCTCCTTATTTGCGTTTGACGCCACGGGGGTCTTCCACCGTACCTTCGACGTTGTCGTCGTAGATCATTCGGAATTCCTGTCCGTGAATGATTAAGCGTGTGCCCGCGTTTGGTCGGACCAACACAAAATCGCCTTTCTTGCACCAAGGCCCCGAAGGAAATTTGGTCTTGTCCGCGTAGCAGTCAGGGCCCAACTCAACCACAAACAAAACTGTGGTGAGCAGCTCGTCATAGCGAAGGGTTTCTGCTGGTTTGTAAAGCTCAGTGCCATCAATTTTTTGATCTTGCGGAGGGATCGCGCAAAGAATTTTATAGCCTGCCGGTTTTGGAAGTTGAGTTGCCTTTTTATCTGCTTTTTTATTCAGAATTTTGGACAAATCCACCGCTTGAATCAAATCAATATTAGTCGTCATGGGACTCCATGTTTTTTGTCAGGTCTGTGATGTAACGGCGAGCTGTGAGTAGACCTGTAATAACCCCACATTTTTCTAAGTATTCGTCGTAGCTCTTTGCGGATTTAGCGCCCAAAGCTTCTTCGATACGTTGAATATCGCCGTCGATTTCCTTCTTTAAAAGCTCAGCTACTTTGATGATCTCGTACATCATTCACCTTTCTTTGTAGGCTTCGGTGCCTTTTGTTGCGCTCTGAACTGCTCCATTTGAGCCTGTTGTGAGAGCTGCATTTGATGCTTGTGCATATCCGCTGCCGTGGAAAAACCTTTTTGCTCGTGCGAATGATCGCGCTGGTGCTTTTCGCCTGCCATCTTGATGGCCAACTCTGCGCCCTTGGTTTCTTGGTTAGCATCGATACGCATTTTCTCGATCTGCAACTGGGCCATTTTGGCCTGCTGGTCCATCTGATCTTTTTGGCTCTTGCGCTGCAAGTCCTGCTGCTTGATCTGCAACTCTTGTTTCTGCAACTCGATGAGTGGGTCCTGAGCCATCTGCTGGTTCTTCTGCTGTTGGGCTTCTTGCTGATGCTGCTGGAGCAACTGCTGCGACGCTTGCGCTGCCATCTGAGAGATGCGAACCTCCATCTCTGGAGACATCATCTTCTCATCTGCGTCCTCCTCGTACGGAGGCAAGGTCTGGCCCATCTGCTGCTCCATCTGCTTGCGCATCTCCATAGCTAAATGCTCTGCCAAATGAGCGGAGCCAGTGGCCATAAGTTTCTGCGCTAACTGTGGGTCTTTGCCAATCAACTCCTGAATGTGTGGGTCTTGCGACATAGCCATGTGAACAGTAATGTGAGCCTTGTGGTCTTGGTACATGAACGCCTTGACCGGCTTGCCCTTGAGCATGTTCATGTTCTCTGTGACTGGGTCACGCGGCTTCATGTCGTCCTCGATCGGGATGAGCTTCTGGTAGTTCTTGATGCCCAACACCTCAAGCATCTGCCGATGCAAGACAGGCAAGTCATACAACTGAGGCGCAGTCTGCGCTAACTGCAACACCGCCTGATACTGAACAACCTTCTGAGCCATAGTGGCTGCGTTGGGGTCACTCACAGGAATCACGTCGACCATGTCGTAGTCGGCCTTGCGGGCCGTACGCTTGCCGTTTTCTGGCTCGTAGCTGTACTCCTCTGGCGCGTAGTCGCGGATAATCTCTTTCAAGAGCTTAAACTCTTGCCGCATCGCATAGTGAACGCGGGCCTGCACAGCTGACATTGTCTTCAAGCTACGCTCAAGGATGGCCAGTGTTGTACCAACTGGAGAATTAGCGCTCATGTCTGAGGCTTGCAAGTCCATAGAGCCAGCAAACTTGCGGCCCTCGTCGATGATCTGATTCAACAAACCTGCCAGAACCTGTGATGGCTCCTTGTATGGCAAGGTCATCAAGTTGTCCTTGATCGTGCCGCTTGGCACATCAACATCACGGAACTCGCCGGGGGCGATCGGAGTGTCATCACCCTTAGTACGCAAGCCGCGAGTCTTAAAGCCGCCGGGCAAGTTGGCCAACGTACCAGCATCAACCAACTGACGCAGAATCGACGTACCTGATTTAGCAAACGCACCGATCAAGTGGATCAGACCAAACGCGTAGAAACCGAAGCCGGGGATGTAGGGGTAGTGGACAAAGTGATTGCGTTTGCGACACTTCTTGTCCTCTGGCCTCCAGTTGCGGCGGACGGCCAGCACTTGGCCAGTGCCTTTCTCGATCGTCACGATGTACGGGCGTGCGATACCTGTGGGCTCGCCGTTGTCATCCGTGTGCTCATCGCCTTCAAGGTCAAGCACGACCTGCATCTCAAGTAGTTTGAACCGATCGTCCTCTGTCGCACGAAAGCCCAGCTTCTCTGCGATCTTCTTTTCAATCTCGTCCATCACGATCGTGGGCTCGCCCAACTCGATCTCGCGGTAGAACCCTTCGTGCTGTAGCCTGCGTACCTCGTTCTCGCTCTTACGCATAACGTGAGTCACGCGCTCTGCCGCCTCTAGGCTGGACGCGCCATACGGAACAACCACATCTTCAGCTGGAACATAAATAGATGTTTGCCGATCAAGCTGAACGTCCACGTACACTTTCTTGAACGCGTTACCAGCAAGGCCCAAGCCCCACAACATGCGCTCATGCTCAGGTCGAAACTCGACCATCACTTCGGTCAACTCGTAGTTCATGTCATCACGAACACGCTCAGCTGCCTTCTTAATTTCTGGAGTCTCTTTCCCGATAATCTGGGTCTTGACTGGCCCTGCTGCGGGGAACGTCTCCATCATCGTTTCCGCTTGGAACTTTACAACAGCTTCTGCAAGCAGCGGGTGATACACGCCGCACGCGCCGGGCCAAGGCTCCATACGCTCTTCAATCTTCATGCCAAGTAGTTCTAGGCCATCAACGTACGTCTGAATCCAATCTTTGCGACTAGCTACGTCAGTTTCATACTCGCCAACCAATTCACCAGCCAGTTTGACCAGCACACTCTCGGGCAGTGTCTCGGCAAGGTTCTCGTCAAACTCTTCATCCTCTTCTTTCTTGACCATGTCGACTTCAAAGCCGGGACCCTCAATACTTACAGCCTCCGGGTCCTCAATACTGATCTGAATTGGCTCTTCCTCCGCTGAGATTTGGTCGAGACCTTGAGGGGCCTGATATAACGATTTTTCCATAGCCATAATGTGTCCTTAATAGTACGCAGCTTTTTTGCGGTACTGACGCAAGAAATTATCTTCCGGCTCATCGGACGGAAGACGCAAAAACCCACCTTGCCTGAATCTTAACAGCGCAAGAGTTGTAGAGTCCACCAAGTCATTGTTGGTACCCGCTGGGAAGTCATTACATTCTTCAATTACTTCTTTTGCCCACCTGCGATCTGGGGCATACACAATACCCGAGGCAAACAAGTCCGATATGGCGTTGACTCGGGCAATCTTATCCTGTCCTTTGCCCGGAGTAAATTCGCCAACAGGTATGCCCATCCTACGCATTTCTTGGTAAAGCACAGAGCCACTGGACTTCTTCTCGACCATGAACGCATCTGGCTCCCACTCCTTGTACTCCTCGAGCACCAAGGCCTTGAGGTCTGGATACTCCAGCCTCTTCTTAATAGCGTTCAGAAGGATGATTGCGTAGTTGTTCGTCTTCTCATTGAAGAACACACCCCAGACTGTCAAAGCGTTGTAGTCGGAGCGGTTATTGGCCTCTTGCGCAGCGTCCAGACTCATGATGGTGAACTCGCACTGGGGAGGAATCTCGTCCTCCCATATCTTCCACCACTCACGCTTGATAAGTGCCCCCTCCTCGGAGACAGGGTTTTGCATGTATTGGGCATTCCAATACCGAACATCCATGCCTGCCTTCTTAGCCAGCAACTCCTCAACCGGCCAAAACTCGGGCCACAACGCTTCGCCGTCATCCTTGATTGCTGGGAAGTCCACGACCTCCCACTGGTCAACACCCTCTTCCTTGTTCATCTGGCTGATGATTTGGCCAGTCAGGTCGAGCTTTGACCACCGGGTCATCACAATAATGATTGCGCCGCCCGGCATAAGGCGCTGGAGAGGGCCAGACTGAAACCATTCCCAAGCAGGAAGAAAGACATCGGGTC